CCCCTTTTGCTGTGTAATTGGTTCCTGTCGCTTCCTGACTGGTTGTATAAGCCGTTGTAGACGCACTCATAGTCGCTGAACTGGTATAAAGAGCCAGCTTAAAAGTATTTCCGTTAGTTGCAAAATTGTGCGTAGCCGTCATCAATTCACTCTTGAAAGACGTACACATTGCTTGTGTTATTGCCATTATAGTCTCCTAATAATATTAGCTAGGTCTTTTTGACCTTGTTTTTCCAATTTATTGCATATTGTACACATGTGGTTATTCACCGCTTCTTGCATATAATACACAATTATCTTGTAGCACGCATTTTTAAATGCGTGAGCTTGTGCCTTAATTGGCGCAGGGGCTGTATCACTAATAGAAACTATTTTATTAGTTGCCATTTTGGCAATTTCTTCTATTGTATGCCCTCTGTTATCCTTTGTAATAACCCCAAGATCACCAACTTCTGTCTCTGTTTTAAATGCAAACATTAGTATTCCTTTGGTTCTACAATTAACCCTTCTTCTACTGGTTCATTATGTCGTCCTACAAGACCTATAGGAATGGCTTGTTGTTGTTCTACTTCTGACCAATTACATACTTTTAGCTGGTCATCGTCTACGTAAGTAATAACTGGATCATCTAAACGGTGATAACCATATAATTTTTCTTTTATATGCACATCCGAATCCAACAACCCTGATGATAAAGCTACTTGTACAGTAATGCCGGCAGCCATACATTTAGCTAACCAAAATTCACAACAAGCACGTCCAGATTCGGCAAAATATAAATTTCCTTTGTATGTAAAATCAGCACCAAACATGTTTAACCCACTTACTTTGTTCCATAACCCAAAAGCAATCGCATAGGCAATAGTATTGTTAAAGTAACCACAATTCAGGTCTTTAACAATTGAATCGATAGGATATTCTTCAAGAGCAGGAACTCTTTTGTCCAATTCACAACTATAAATAGGTACTTCTATTGTAGGAAGCATATTTTTCATTAAAATAGTCATATTACCTGCATCATCACTATCAAAAAAACGACTGGCAGGGTCTAACATAAAAACTCTATCTATTCTTTTTAAAACCCCTATCATAGCGTTGATAGCCCATACTTCATCAAACTCATGACTGTGAGTAACCATTTTATGATAATCCAATTGACTGTTACCCATAGCTACAATAGCGATATTTTTACCCTCTAATGCTTTAATTGGTTTTTTTATCACGATGGCTGTGTCCTTACTCTGTCATATCTAGCTTCAGAACGAGGATTTTTGCCTTCTGCCCAGTTTTTGAGTCTCACCATTTCTCGATCGTAACGATCTTGATAAATAGAAAAATCTTCTGGACTTAGTTTCATAAATACAGCCGCTTCCAGTAATGATCCGTATAACAAAGCATCCGGAGCATAATTAGAAATATAAGTGGTGCCACTCTCAGCTCCCGAGGTCAATGATGTTGGTTGATACCAATAATGCAGTTCCATTGTTAAAGCTGCACTAGGAGTAGGAGCTACAATAAAAGAATCTGAACTAAATTGAGCATAATATTTAGGCGTCCCTGAAGTTGCAGCAGCAGGGGTGTATTCACGAATAAAGCTAACGTGTTTTAATAAAAGATAATTATAATTACTATCTGAATCAATGACAGCCAAACTAAACGAAGATAAATAATCAGATGGCATTGCTAAATAAGGATTACCACTCGCTAAAGTACCCGTTACATTTTTTCTAAATCCCAATAATTCTACTTCTTTTAATATGCGTTCTTCGGCGTTTTTAATAAAAGTATTTAAAGAACTGGTGAACGTAGTTTCGTCGTTCTCCATATATTCTTGTATGGCTGTTTTTAAACCACTATAAGTAAAAGCCATCAGTCTCCTCCCGCTAATACAGTACCAACTTCTCCCTCTGCTTCCAATCCATCAAAAGCATAACCTATCGGATCATCAGTAACACTATACATGGTATTAACAGCGTATGTTCTTACTACCCCTTTAGCAGATGGTTTATCCATAGAAGGACGAGGGTTAAATAAAGCTTGTGGATCATCTACATGAGGAAAAGGTCCAAGTTGAGGAGCTTTAGGTTCATAGCAAGTTGGGCAAACTTTAAACCCAGTCCATTCTTTTTTTAATTCGTGTAACTTATATGCCCAACCACAACGATCACATTCTCCTAAAGCAAATTTTCCTGAAGCATACGTCATAATGTATATGACCTTAGCGCAGGAGCTACTTTTAAACTAACACGATCTTCATCTGTATCTGCTGCTCGTCTGAATTCTTCTTCATAAATACCTTTTAGAATTTGAGTTCTGTCCGGTGCTTTTTTCATTGAAAGATAATAAGCTAATCCCGCTGCTAAACAAGGATAAAAACGAAACGGCATTTCTACTGTATTCACTAAATTATCTGCATCGTCCATACGCATTAAACAATTAACATGAATAGTATCTGTACTATTTTCTGGAGCCGGAAAAACCGTTATGGTAGGAGTTATTAATTTATTAATAAAATACTGAGAAGGACGAGCCTTGGTACTCTTATTGGGAATATTGGCATATTCACTCCTGCTTAGACGATCAATCGAATAATCTGTATCAACACTATTAACTGTACGTCTTAAAAACGCATCTAAAACATCAATAACAGCAGTTGGATCGGTCGAATCAAGGTTATAAGTCAAGGTTCCCTCTATCATAGAGATAGAGTTTTGCTGGATAGTCCATTGATTTAAACCCCGATTCGCCCAATCAGCTAGCAAAATGTTTAACGAACGACGAATGGTGCGAGCATCATAACTGGTACGCATCTCCAAACCACAGCGCTCATAAGCTTCCTCGATGTATTCTGCAACATCAAGCTCAAAGTTTTTTGAACCGGAAGTAGCCATTTACCCTCCGATTAACTGTGAAATACAGTTAAATAACTTATTGCTGTTACATCAACGTAAATGTTGGTACCAAAATAAATACCCTGATCTGGAACGTTAATATTGGATTCACTAGAAGCTTTTAAAGTCTGTGTCCAAAGTGTCGTACCGCCTGAACCGCCATCTTTAAAAACAATCGAAGGCGATCCAGTTGAAGTTAATACATATACTTGACGTAAACGCGCAGGATGATTAACAATGGTAGCATCACCCGTTGCTGTAGCTACTTTAACATCAGTTCCTGATATTTTAAGTGGCATTAGTTACCTCCTATTTTTAACTGTCAGCGAATGGAGTTACGACAGTACCTGAAGCTAGGACAAGCCCAGTTACATGATATTTGGCACTAGCCATTGCAGTTACTACTATTGTAGTACCTACTATTCCACCTTTTGTAGTGCCGTTTAATGTAATAACATCGTTAGACGCTCCAGACAAGAATGTTTTACCTGCTGCATCACTCTTACCAAAATAAAGACCACCAACAAACTTATCTGTACCATCCGTTAAAATGTCCATATCAGTCGCAACTGTTTCTACTACAAAAGTAAATTGTGCACCGATGTTATTGGTTTGTCCCGGATCAGTTGGATCGTTTGGCGTTGTTGCAACAATACTGGGTAAAGTAAATTTACCATCTGCATCATTAGTTAACAATAATCTGCCAGCATGAGTAGCCACAGTTAAAGTAGTATCTGCTGTTAAGCTAACAAAAGACTTGGAACCTGCATTAATAAAACCGCCCAGTGATCTGACCGGACCTGAAAAAGTTGATTTAGCCATTGTATTCTCCTAACTAAAACTGCTACATCATCTTGGAGTACGTCTGCCGAGTCAGTTGATGTAACAAATTATCTCGGTTAACAAATTTATCTATTCCTAGACAGAATTAGTATGCACTACCATTAAAATAGAAACAAGGATTATTTAAACGGAGGTCCAGTAAACCAAGCAACTAAAACATAGCGTTCTCCTTTAGTAATAGGATTTACTTTATGAGGTATGAATGAACTAAAAGCCACCGCGTTTCCTGTAGGGGGTTTAATTCCTTCTTCCTTATCCCCGCTTCTAAACATAATTTCACCACCTTTATAATCATCGTTCAATAAAATAGAAACTCCTATTTTTCTATTAAGCGCAATACCCTCTGCTCCTATATCTATATGCCAGTTATATCCCCCAGAAGGAGCGCTATATTTCATTATTTGAGCTTTTTCTATGCCATCTATGTCGTATCTAAAATAAAGATTAACCATGCTCGCTACAGTATTGAGAATTTGGTATAAATCTTCTTGATCTTCGTCAATGGAAAAAATTTCTACATCACGATATTCTTTATCTTTTACTTTTTTACCAGCTCGAAATACCTTACCAATTTCTGGTTTTTTATCCTTAATGAAGGTAAAGAACTTTTGTACTTGTTCTTCAGATAAAGAAACACCTCCTGTCACGCCATGTTTAGGAAGGACTGTGTTAGGCATATTAATTAGCTAACGGATTCTTATTTTCTTCTTCTAGCTTATCGACATCTTTTTCCAGTTCTTTAACTAAAATAGATAAACCAGATAGTTGTGCTTTTACTGAGTTGATGGATTCAGCATGAGTCTTTAAAGAAAGACTTATGCCATCATCAATAGATTTGTTGATATATTCAACTGAAGTTTCTATCGAGGCAAACCTTTCTTCTATGTCTTGTTGTGCATCTTCAGTTTCTCCAATACCGCCTACCTTTGCTTCCAGATTTTCAAGCCTGTTAACGTAAGTAGCGCCAGTGTAACCGAAGCCCGCAAGCGTTCCTATTATGGTAACTAAGGCTATTATCTGTGTTGTTTTTGATTGAAACCATTCCATTTTTTTCTCCTATAAATTAGGTTGTGAACTTATTAGGGTATTCATGGTAGTTAAACTGGTTCTTGCTAACCCATAAAACGCTGTTATATTATCTGAAATAAACGCATCTGCGTATATTTCTTTTGGTTCGTACCAAGTTGTTTGCGGTGGAATCTGTGCTTCTCGATAAGCATCAAACCCCGGAACGTAACCAAGATACGCTATGAGTGTGGACTCGTCCCCGTATTTTCCTGTTTCTTCTTGCTGTGCAGTACCTTCTTCCTGCTGTTCCTTGATATTCTGCGCGATAATTTTATCCGCTATTTGATCCGCTTCACTAGCTGTCATCACTCCGCCAATCGCAGTATCTATTTCTCCCTGCATATCCTGAACTTGCACATCAGCCATTACTATTTGAGGATTATCATCGAGCCCCGGCATCGGTGTTACCACTACCGAGACATTGGTGACAGCGCCGGTATCCCCACTCAAAGACAAAACCTGTTGCGTCTGTACAGCAGCAGAAGAAAATTGAGCAGATCGACTTGGAGAACTACTGGTACTCATGCCTCCAGTTGAGGAAGAAGACATGGCAGAAGAAGTCCCTGTATTCCCTGCTGCAACTGTATTACCTGTCGTATAAACCGATGTTCCTGCTGTAGTTCCACTCACACTATTAGCTGCTGTTCTTATCGTATTAGCTACTACGCTTAAAGCCATTTCTCTGGTTAAAGAACTTTTACCCCCTCCTTCTTCATCCGCTAATAATTCTTCTTCTACTTCTTCGGCTTGTTCTATAATTTCTTCTTCGGCTTCTGCTATTCGTTCTTCTTCTATTTCCTCGAAGATTTCTTCAACGACTTCTTCTTCAAAGATTTCTTCTTCAAATTCTTCTTCAGGTTCTTCTTCGTGGGCAACCATTTCTTCTTCGGCAACCATTTCTTCTTCAAACCATTCATCCAGTTCTTCAACTGTGTCAAAACTTTCGACAAAAACTTCTTCATAATCTAATTCCTCCCTCAGTATGGTATCGAATTCATATAATTCTGTCAGTTCTTCTGCGTCAAATACTTCCATGTTTTCCGCTTCATAGTAGTTGGCTTCCTCATAATCAAATACATCCATTTGAAAATCCAAATCATTCCAAGTATCCAAGGGTGAAGTGTCCCATTCAATCCAGCCTTCATTATTAAATGTTACTTCCGTTCCGTACCATTCATCTACCTGTGTCTGACCAAATTCCTGTAGGTCTATTTCATACCATTCCGCATCGGTAAAGTACATATCTGCATAAGGGTCATCGTCATAACAATAACTTGGGTTATCTATACAGCTGTCGGCAAAAGGATCATCGTAACCATAATCAAATTCATCTTGCACATAGTAAGCGACTGAGGCTTCTTGTGTATAACCGGGACAGAAAGGTGCATACTGGGGATCGTCATCGCATTGTTGATCGTCATAAGCACTCCAATAAGAAGGACATTCCTGACTGTAAAGTTGGGTTATATTACATTGTTGCGTTAAATAAGCTGCTGCATAACCATCACAATCCTCATCATATAAAGAATTTAACGCACATTGTTGAGCCAGATAAGCCACCGCATAACCAGAACAGTTGACCGAAGTTAAAGGTACAGTTGCACAGAGCGATTGATCCGTACCATCGCCAAACAAAGAACCGCCATCTTCTAATAAAGTATTCACAGCGTTACTACTGGAGTTCCAGTCATAACTAACACAGGTTCCGGATACATTGGTTGTTCCTGTATTGCACTCGTCAAAGAAATGATAAGTGTAAATCTGTGAGGTAGTGCCCTGTTCCCCTATTAAAACGTCATGGGAGATAATGTCTAATTCACCGTAGCGATAC